GCCGAAGCCCGCGGGGAAGCGATGAGGATCCTCGCGATCGACCCCGGCACGCAGTGCGGCTATGCCGTCGGCGACGAGTCGGAAGTAAACGCCTCGGGCAAGTGGGATATCAAGCCCGGGCGTGGCGACTCCCCCGGCATGCGCTACCTCAAGCTGCGCAGTAAGCTCAACACCACGTGCGCCGCTTTCCCCGATATCAAGCTGGTGGTGTACGAGCAGCCGCAGGCTTTTCTAGTGAAGTACCGCGGGGGAACAGCCAGCCAGATAGCCTATGGTCTTGCAGGCGAGATCGAGAGCTGGTGCGCGGGCGTGGGGCTGAACCACACCGCGGTACCCGCCACGACCCTGAAGAAGTGGGCTACGGGCAAGGGCAACGCGAACAAAGACGCGATGGTCAGGATCGGACGAGAGCGCTTCGAGCGGTGCGGGGTGCGCCTGACGACCGACAGCGACGACGAGGTGGACGCGCTCTGGCTGCTGCACTACGCGGTCCTGGAGTGGGGCACGGCTGAAAAACAATCAGCCGAGGGGAAGGTGGCGCCGTGGTAACCCCCGCTGACCAGTTCGCCGAGGCGTGCCGGGAGGCGTTGCCGGCTCACCGCTACTGCGAGGACACATGGTATTCGTGCCAGCTTGAACCGTCCGAGGGCTGCGCAGATGACGCGCAGGGGAAGGAATGCAACTGCGGCTACGAGAGAGCGCTCACCCGCCTCCGCACGATGGCGCGGGCGTTCGCGGATGTGGAATGCACCATAGAAGAACTTCGGGGCGCTCCACGCTCTCAAATACGACGCGCCACACGCATCGCCGACTTCTTGCGCGAGTGCGGGCTGGAGGGAGACCATGCTCCGTAAACCGCTCAAGAAGTGCTGCAACGGCTGTGATGCACCACCGCAGCCGCCATCGTGGGTGCTGTGCAAACAGTGCCTAGAGGCCCTTGATCGAAAGATGCACGAGGTATTGGGAGCCCGACCATGAGTGAGGTCGAGAAGGCCGACTGGCCGCCGCGCATTGCACTTGAGGAAGCGATCACCCGCTACATAAGGGCCACCGAAGAAGGCGGCAGCCCGGACCAAGCCGATGTTGAGCTGGACCAAGCGGTGACCCACTTGATCGTGGCCGTGGAGTCCGCCATCCGCGCCGAGAGCGTCGGGCGCGCGGCCATCATCCGGGCGGAGGCGAAGGTGGAGGCGCTGGAAAAGGTCCGAGAGCTGCTGCCGGTGTTGTGGACAATAGACAACCCGCAGGATGGACGGTGGACAGCGATGAGGGATGCGGCCGACGACGCCCGCGCCGAGCTGGAGAGGCTGAGGGAGAAGTAGTGCCATACCTGAGCCCTCACCCCTGCCGCTACCCAGGCTGTCCGACCCTCATCAAGGGCAGGGACGGATACTGCTCCGAGCACCGCTCAACCGTCCGCCGACAACAGGACACGGCCCGCCCATCATCAGCCGACCGCGGCTACGATGCGACGTGGAGGCGGAGGCGAGCAGCCTACCTCACCGAGCACCCGGACTGCGTGCGATGCCACGACGAAGCGACGGTCGTCGACCACGTCATCCCGATGAGCGCCGGCGGCGCCGACGACGAGAGCAACTACCAGGCGCTCTGCAAGAGCTGCCACGACTCGTGGAAGCAGAGCCGGGACAGGAAGGGACGACACGGCAGGGCGCGCCGTGGGGTACTATAGGGTGCACCATGGGGATAGGGGGGCGCAATCTCTGCGCTTTGGGCTATAGACCGGCCGAGCGGGAAAGCGCGCGCGACCGCAAGTTAGGGTAAGGGGTCGCACGGGCGCGCGGGTCGGATGGGGATAGCGTAATGGACCACCCAGGTGAAGTGAAATTGCGGATCGCTATAGTCAACGCCGACGAGCTCGAGCACGGCATCCGCCGGTCAACAGTCGCGTTGCTGATCTGGTTCGTCTCTGCCTTCGCCGGCGGGACAGTGATGGGGTTCCTGCTCGGGAGAATCGCTCCTTGAAGATCTCCGGTCCGCCCCCGACCCCGCTGTCCCTCCGCGTCCTCCGCGGCAACCCCGGCAAGCGACCGATGCCGAAGAACCCGCCGAAGCCGACCGCCGGGGCGAGTTGCCCGAAGATGCTGAGCGCGGAGGCGCGCGCCGAGTGGCGCCGGGTCGAGCCGGAGCTGTTGCATCTCGGTCTCCTGACGCAGGTCGACCGCGCCGCGCTCGCCGCCTACTGCGAGTCCTGGGCTGACTTCCGCTGGGCGGTCGGTGACATCGGGAAGGTGGGCCGCGTCGTTGAGGCCGGCAACGGGACGCTGATCCCGAATCCCGCGGTGCAGATCAAGCGCCAGGCGATGCAGAAGATCCGCGAGTTCTCTGCCGAGTTCGGATTCACCCCGGCGGCCCGGGCCCGCATCGAGCTGAGCCATGCCGAAGAAAAAGACACCGACCTCGACCGCTTCTTCGGCCCCCAGCCGGTCCCGGGCCCGAAGCCGGCCGGCGCCAGGTCGACCGCGAAGAGTACGCGCCGGCGACGCGCGCAAGACCCCGACACGAGATAGAGTCACCCCGCTCTATTACTTCGACCGGGCCGCGGCCGATCGCGCCTGCGACTTCTTCCCGCGCTTCCTCGTGCACACCAAAGGGGAATGGGCTGGGCAGCCGTTCGAGCTCGCCGACTGGCAGAAGAACGAGATCATCCGGCCGGCGTTCGGATGGAAGCGCCGGGACGATGGGCTGAGGCGCTACCGGACGGTTTACGTCGAGATCCCGAAGAAGAACGGGAAGTCGATCCTGGTGGCCGGGATAGGCCTGCTCCTGGAGTTCTGCGACAACGAGCCGGGCGCGGAAATCTACAGTCTCGCCAAGGATCGCTTTCAGGCCGCGATCGTGTTCAACGTCGCGCGCGAGATGGTCCTCCGGAGCCCCGATCTCCTCAGCCGCTGCGAGGTGTATCGGCGCTCGATCGTCTATCCAGCCGGCAACAGCACCTATCAGGTTCTGAGCGCCGACGTCGGGACCAAGCACGGGCTCAACCCGCATGGGATCCTCTTCGATGAACTGCACGTGCAGGAGACGGGGGACCTCTGGGACACGCTGACAACCGGAGTTGCAGCTCGCCGCCAACCAATGATCGTGGCGATCACCACGGCCGGGATCGACAAGAAGACCCTCTGCGGAGAGATGCACGAGAAAGCTCTCGCCGTGATCGATGGTGTCGCAAGAGACGAGACCTTCCTCGCCGTCCACTACGGGATCAGGGACGCGAAGAAGGAGGACTGGGAATCTCCCGACACTTGGCGCCGCGTCAACCCGAATTGGGGCATCAGCGTCAAGCCGTCGTACATCGAGGGGGCGTACGAGAAGGCGAAGGAATCGCCGGCCCGGCAGAACAGCTTCCGCCGCCTGCATCTCGACGAATGGGTGCAGCAGGCCGAGCGCTGGATCGAGATGAAGAAGTGGGACCGGTGCGACGGACCGGTGCCATGGCAGGCGATGCGGGAGCATGTCCAGGGGAAGACCTGTGTCGCCGCTCTGGACGCCTCGACCGTCACCGATCTGACCGCGCTCGTCCTGGTGTTCGAGGCCACGATCGAGCCGTCGGATCCCGATTACCTGACCGAGAAGCAGGTCGACGCCGGCGATGCGGGTTCCCTTCCGCCCGGCTGGGAATACGGGGACCCGGTGCCGGTGTACGACGTCCTCCCGTTCTTCTGGTGTCCGGAGGAGGGGATCGTCCAGCGCGCGAAGAAGGACCGGCAGCCCTACGACGTCTGGCGCGACGAAGGGGCGGTCATCGCCACCGACGGAGACGCCGTCGATCACAACGCCATCCGGAAGATGCTGCAGGACCTGGCAGGGGAAGTGGTGATCGCCGAACTGGCAGTGGACGCCTGGAACGTCCACAAGCTCGTCACCGAGCTCGAGGACGAAGATGGGTTCATGGTGGTGCGCTTCAGCCAGGGCTACGGAGCGATGAGCGCCACGAGCAAGGAACTCGACACGCTCTACCGCCGCCGCAGGATCCGGCACGGTGGGCACCCCGTCCTGGCGTGGTGCGCCAACAATGCTAGCCTGGACAAGGACCCATACGACAACTGGAAACCCAGCAAGAAGAAAAGCCGGGAACGAATTGATGGTATAGTAGCCCTCGTGATGGCACTTGGACGGTCCCTCATAGGCAAGGGAGCTGTCGAGGATGGGCGAATCGAAGTCCTCACCTAGCCCAGACGGCGGTGCCCGGCGCCGTGCCGCCCGCGATTACTCCGTCGCCTATGTCGCCCTGGGGATCCTGTCCATGGCGGCCGGCGCCGGCCTGTTCCACCCCGGCCTGGGCTTCCTCGTGGCCGGCCTCGCGCTGACAGGGATCGGGCTTTTCGGCGCGCCGAGGAGCGAATGATCGGTCAGCTCTCACGCGCGATCGGCTTCACCCGCCGCTCCATCGAAAACCCCGGAGCCAGTTTCTATGATGCCGTGAACGCGCTCTTCGACGCGCGCGGGGGTGGGGTTTCGAAGGCCGGCATCCCCGTCAACCTCGACTCGGCCAGCAGACTGTCGGCGTTCTGGCGCGGGCTGCGGCTGCTGTCGGAGACGCTTGCGTCCGTGCCGTGCTGCCTGTACGAGCGTCAGCGCCCGCGCGGCCGTCGCAAGGCGACTGAGCACCCGCTCTACAGCGTCGTCCACGACCAGATGAATCCCGATATGACGTCGTTCTTCGCGCGCGAGTGCATGCAGGCGCAGGTCGTCGCGTACGGCAATGCATACGGGGCAATCCGCCGCGATGGCGGCGGGCGCCCGCGGGAGATCTGGCCGCTCATCAGCCAGCGCGTGGAGCCGCAGCGGAACCGCGAGGGCGGTCTCGTCTACTGGATCACGCTCACCAACGGCACCAGAGAGCCGTGGGGAGGCTCGGACATTCTGCACGTGCCGGGCTTGAGCTTCGACGGGATCAAGGGTAAGTCGGTGCTGGGCGCGGCGCGCGACGTGCTCGGATCAGGCTTGGCGGCGCAGGATTACGGCGCGACGTTCTTCAAGAGCGGTGGCCGCCCGCCGGCGGTGATCGAAACGCAGCTCCCCAAGCTCGATCCGGACACTAAAAAAACCCTGTCGGAGACGTGGCTATCGGGGCGCGGCGATAACTGGCACCAGGTGGCCTTCCTGCCGCGCAACATGAAGTACGTCGCAGTGGGGATCCCCCCGAACGACGCGCAGTGGCTGGAGTCACGAAAGTTCTCCGTGCCGGAGATCGCGCGCATCCTCGGCGTCCCGCCGCACCTCCTGTACGATCTGGACCGTGCGACCTTCAGCAACATCGAGATGCAATCCACCGAGTTCATCATCTTCACGATGCGGCAATGGTTCGTGCGCTGGGAGCAGGAACTCAATCGTAAGCTGCTCTCGCCGGCGGAGCGCGAGAGGTATTACTTTGAGTTCAACGCCGACGGGCTGATGCGTGGAGACTCCGCGTCCCGCGGCCAATTCTATGCGCTCATGCGGCAGTGGGGCGCCTACTCCGCGAACGACATCCGCGAAAAAGAAAACGAATCGGACCTGGGTCCTGCCGGCGACGTCTACCTGACCCCGTTCAACATGGCGAACGCGGAGGAACTCCTGGACGGTGGAGGCGACACCCCGCAGCTGGTCGCCCGGCAGCTGCTGCAACTCATCACGGAGCGGGAACAAAGAGCACTTCCGCCGGCGCCGTGTTTCTCCCCGCCCCCGCCGGCGCGCACCGAGAAGCGAGGCCTGCGTCTCCGCCGGCGCCTCCGCAAGGTGCAGACGCCGATCATCGAGGACCGAGCCAGGACCATCGTGAAGCGGGAGATCGCCGCGATCGAGAAGGAGATCAAAGCCCTGCTCGGGAAGGACGGCCGGAACCGCCGGGACCTCCCCAGCCTGCGGCAGGCGATCGAGGAGTTCTACGCGGAGCACGCGGCTTGGGCGGGGCAGAAGATGCACCCGATCGTGCGCGCCTATGCGGAGACGATCGCCGGCGCCATGGCGGACGAACTCGGCGCCGAGCCTGACGCCGATCTCCCGCCCGAACTGGACCGCTTTGTCTCTGAGTATGCCAAGCGATTCGGCGTCCGTGAGGCCTCCGAGGGGAAGATGCAACTGCTGGCGCTGACCGAGGAGGGCGACGACGAGGAGGTTGCGGAGGCGCTGCGCGCACGCCTGGCCGAGTGGGATGAGAAGCGCCCGGGTAAGATCGCCGCGATCGAGGCGACGCGCGAGATGGCCGCGGTCGCCAAGGTGCTCTACATCGTCGCCGGCGTCACCATTCTGCGCTGGGTGGCGAACCCAGGGGCCTGCCCCTACTGTCAGGTCATGAACGGGGCCGTTGCCAGCATTCAAAAGAACTTCGTCAACGCTGGCCAGGGCGTCGACGGGGGCGAGGGAACGGATGGGCCACTGACGCCAGCAGACAACATCGGTCATCCCCCGCTGCACTCGAACTGCAATTGCGATATCGTCGCGGACTGAAGGGCTGAGGAGAACAGAAAAATGCCGAAAAGAATCCTGGAACTCAGGTACTACCCGATGGAGCTGCGCGTCACCGGCGACGACAAGGCCCCGATCCTCGAAGGCCATGTCGCGGTGTTCAACCAGCTCTCCGACGACCTCGGCGGATTCCGCGAGAAGATCGCCCCCGGAGCGTTCGCCGAGACGATCAAGACGCAGGACATCCGCGCCCTCTGGAACCACGAGGACGGCCTCGTCCTGGGCCGCACATCGGCCGGCACCCTCGAGCTGAAGGAGGACGAGGTGGGCCTGGCGTTCCGGAACATTCCGCCCGACACCGGATGGTTTCGGGATCGCTTGGTCAGTCTGAAGCGCAAGGACGTCAAGGAGTGCAGCTTCGGCTTCTGGACCGACGCCGACGAGTGGGGCAGCGAACCGGACGGCGCGCGGGTCCGCACGCTCCTGAAGCTCACCCTCGTCGAAGTGAGCCCCGGCGTGACGTTCCCGGCATACCCGCAGACCGACGTCGCGCTCAATTCGATGCGCGCCTGGGAAGCCAGGGAGGCGGCGAGGATCAAAGAGACTGGACAACCGGCGCAGTATCTGGTAGAGAATGAGAGTCGGACACGCCGCCTGCAACTGCAGCGGCACGTTCTCTGAGATTTTAACCCCACCCCCGACCGCGTTGTGCGGGTCGCCGCGGGCCACCTACCAGGAGTAGATCTCCTGGCAAGGCGCCAGCAGCGCGCAAGGGCGTGACGCCTACCACCAGGGCAGAGCCCCGGTGAGCTGTCACTCAGACGGTTCACCGGAGGCATCCGCCCATGCTCGCCAAAATCAAGGAACTCAAGCAGAAGAACCTCGCCCTGCACGAGCAGATGAAGGCCCTCCAGAAGAAGGCCTTCGACGAGAAGCGCTCCATGTCGGCCGAAGAGAACGCCAACTTCGATCGCATGGACGTGGAGTTCGAGGCGCGCTTCAAGGAGCACCAGGCCCTCGAGCAGGAGTACGAGCGCAAGACCAAGCTCGATGCACGCGAGGTCGAGCTCAACAGGCTGGATCCACGCCTGGCCGGCCGCGAAGGGAGCGGCGATGCCGACAGCCGCGCGAAGAAGGATGAGGAACGGAGGGCCCTCCGCGCGTTCATCACCCAGGCGCCGAATCAGTGGGACGAGGAGACCCGGAGCCTGGTCGCCCGGCATCAGCAGCTCGTGCCCCCGGAAGCGCGCCAGATGGGCCACGGCTTCGCGCTGCCGGGGCGTCGCGGCTACGTCTTCGGCGACGAGATGGAGCGGCGCGCCCTGACCGCGGCCGCCAACGCAACGGTGGCCGAGGAGTTCATGCGCGAGCTCGACGTCGCGCTGAAGGATTACTCGGGGATGGCCCAGGCGGCCCGCATGGTCAACACCGACACCGGGGCCGACATGCCGTTCCCGACCATGGACGACACCGGCAACATCGGTGCGCTCCTGGCCGAAGGCAGCGCGGCGGTGGACACCGCCGATCCGACGCTCGCCGCCGTGACCCTGCAGGCGTTCCTCTACACCTCGAAGATCGTCCGGGTGCCGAACCAGCTGCTGCAGGACAGCGCCTTCTCGGTCGATTCCTACCTGCCGCAGGCGCTGGGGGTCAGGCTCGGACGCATCCTGAACAATCACGCGACCCTCGGGACCGGGTCGAGTCAGCCGCGTGGTCTCATCACGGCCATCGTGGCCGACACGACCGAACTCGAGGCCGCCTCCGCGACGGCCATCGCGTTCGGGGACATCGTGAACCTGTACCACGCCGTCGACCCGGCCTACCGCAACGGTCC